TCAGCGAGACTCCGATCGTATCGCTGAGGCCCCATCCGGCTCGACCAATATAATTCACCACGAGATTACCAAGCGGCATCACTGGGTTCGGAGATGCCGTTGGGCCGGTGCTGGCGCTGCTGGTCAGGGTGACGGTGCCGCCGAGATTGCAGCCGGTAGGCTGACTTACCGTTGCCGCCGCGGTGCCCGGCGCAGCCCCGCTGATAGCCGGAAACGAAAAGGTGGGCTCGGTACATGACAGGACGGCAAATGTGCCCTGCTTGGCTCCTACGGTCACGGTGACCGTAACGAATGCACCCCAACCAGAAGGTGCATTGCTCCTAGCATACACTATGCCACCTGGAGCGATCGTCGCTGTCGAGCCCCAGGTTGTCCCATTGGCTGAGACCTGCGGTGAAATGCCGCCAGAGATGGAAGCAGTACCGCCAGCACTTGAGATGGCTGAGGACACAACACCAACTGCATTCGGTAACTGGACAGCCGGGTTGGAAAACACCAAGCCAAGGCTGCCCACACCCCCAATGAAGCCTCGGGCTGCCGGGGTAATGATCACGTTTGTGTATCCCCACCCAAAACAACCACCGCATTTGTCCCTGTGGTGTTGCTTACACATAATAGAGAAACGACCGCGTACGTGCCGGCAGTACGGTACTGATTTTGCCGGTTACGCAACGTTGCGCCACTGGCGGCACCGAAAGTAATCACACCAGCGCCGCCTTGGTAGACAAGAACATTCCAACCCTTCGCCAATGTATTAGGTAACGTAGCAACTATGGCAGCAGAGTTTGTTAACGTGACAATTTCACCGTTGTCCGTTTGAGCAAAAGTGTAGGCGGTCCCTACTTGGTCATCGAAAACAGCATTCAACTGATTACTGTTTATTGTAGCCGCAGAAATCTGAGTTGCTACGGATGCCGATGTCGCCGCACCTATCGCAACAATGAATGATGCCGCGTTGGCGCAGGCAAGCAGCCCTTGAGCGAAAGCTGTGAAAGCTGTGAGTCCAAACGTGCTGGCGCTTGTGCTGTATGGCAGCATGTTTTGCGTAAAGCTGAGACCTGAAAAAGAAGTTAAAATGCCAGATGAATTTTGCTTCCCAGCCAAGCCAGCCACGTAGGTTGCCGATGACACCAGCGCAGCAAGCGCAGCCGGAAGACCAGTGATGTCGGACGTACCAAGCGCGACAGTCCCTGTGTGCCCGCACACCGATATAACAGGTCCGTTTGCAATCTCGGCTGCCAGCGTCGCGAGACTGCCTACGGCGGCAAGTGCCTGGGTGACTGATATTGTCGCAGAACTTTGAGCAAGCTGTGCCTCGGCAAGCATGGTCAGCATCGCCGGGATCACGCCTGCTGAGCAACTGAGGTTCCAGTTTGTGCTGGACTCAGTCTTATTGGCAAAGACACACTCAGCAGCTAGTAAACCGGTTGTAGGATTATACGAAGTAAGCGACAGCAGCCCCCAGTTGTTGATGTCTGTTGTATCCTGAGCAACCAGCCAAGGCGTCGGCGTAAACAGTGCCAACCCAGCGCTGTTGATCGTGAAATCGAGCGGCTGCCCAGCCGTCAGCGATACCGAAGGGCCGTCAGCATTAGCCACCAAGAAGCCGGTAGTGGCAGCCTCTTGCAGCAGCGTAAGAAGCGGGCCGAGCACGGTATTGATGCGATCAAGACCAAGGCTGACGAGATCGCTTTCCGTCGTTGCATATCCAGCTTGGGTAGCAGCTAGTTCATTGACAGCATTTACGATCGCCATGAAGCGTGTGTTGAAGAAAAGATAATCCAGGTCCGCGCCAGACGCCGGCACCTGCAGGTCAGGATAAAACAGAATATCCGTCGACTGCGATGCAACATCTGCCTGGTAGGTAAGCGTCATGATCAGAACCCACCGCTGAGTGGCACCACGCTTGAACAATGATCAGAAAACTTCGAACCGTCTGGAAGCGTGGCATTGTATACCGATGACGGCACGCGGTAGTCACCGCGTCCTGAAATAAAGTCAACTCCAGCGAAACTGAAGTTGTTCTTCATCCGAACCGAATAATAGGCGTTCGGGTTCGAATTTGGTGGAGAATTTGTAAACTGCGGTGCCTTTACGAGCATATTATTCTCCTCAGGGGCTCACTATGTTGCCGACATACAGCGTGCGCGATGTGATCATATAGCGATCGATGGCGGCGCTATCCTGCGTACCATCAAAGATGATGTACCAAGCCATGGATGCGGCGATGGTAAATGTCCAGGTACGGATGATCGAGCCGTCAGCATTCACGACATCCGGTGACACAACAGGCGCCGTACCGCTCGATGCCGAGTTCATCGTCCACCCAGCGCCAACAGAGTTTGACGCGTAGAGGCTGCAAGCGCATGTGTGATGCGCGGCTTGGAAGTTGCTCAGCTTTACGATTATCTGAAACTCAGTTGCTGTTTCCTGATGACCGCCAGCGTCAACCGGCAAGATAAACTCGGACGATATGTGGTGAAAGGTGTACCCTTGCGCTGCTGACAGGATCACCTGATTGTTGGTCAAAGAGACGGCCGGCATCTCGTCGGTCGTTCCCTGAAACAGAATACTGAACGGCAACAATGCTCCACCGCTATTGCCCAACCAGTATTGTGGATTATTAGGTTGGCAATTGAGTGGAGTCCAAACGCCACCAATTTGGACCTGATAACTCAACGACGTTCCTGAAGGGATAATTGCATCAGCAAGAATATCAATACTTCCGATACCTCCCTGAAGAGATAACGATTGCATTTGAACAGTAACATTAACAGTACCGCCGATGCCGGTTGGTTGACCTTGCCATTGACCCCATGTGGCAAACCACAGCTGGAAACGCAGACTTTTTGGCGTACCGCCCGGCCATGGATAAAGACCATTAGCACCAGAAACCCAAAATATCCCCTGATGTATGGCGAAACAGCTGAAATCGTTACTTATTGAAAATGAATGGTTTGACCCAGACGCTGACGCCACCAAATGGATACCGTATCGTTGTCCCGCCTGCAGAAAGGCTGGAGGTATTTGTATCCGCAGCGGATATACATATATAGGAACTTGCGAACTGATAAATCCAGTTCCGCCGCCGTGCTGCCCTGGCTGGACCGGTGTCAAAATATCAAGGTCGCCAACAAGAACTGGATCACTATAGCACTGTTGAACATCTGCACCAGCAAGAGCAACATAGGTCACAACATTAGTAGCATTAGGCGTCCCGTCTGGATCGCATATTGAAATTGCAATTGTTAGGGGCTCGAAAAGGTTAGTGTGCGTATATAGCATTATTGATGTCAGCCAACCATCCTGACTATTAAGAAACGTCTGACAAATATTCGCACATGACGGTGGAGAATAGTTAATAGGAACCTTTCCCCAGTACGGCATATCGACATTGTCGTGCCAAAAATACTGAAGCCTGCTAAATGCGTGTTGCGGCCAATCGGGATCATCCTCCGTTGAGTGCGCGGCTACTAGAGACCACTCAGCCAATTCCCAAGTTTCAGTCGGGAACGATAGAATATGATAAGTTGGGTCAACTTGCGCCTGATACCACCATACCTGGGCCGTTGGATTTGGTAAGAAAGGCAACCCGCAGCGATGACGGTGGCGAGAGGGCGTAAGCTTGCGTACACCCAATGCAAAAGAACCGTACTGCAAAATAAGATCAGGGAGCCATGGTAGAGTTGGATAACTGCAATCCAATCTATTGCGCGCACCGGATGGCATCGGAAGCATAAGATCGTCATCTGTAACCCCAGGTACAGCACCAAGCACCGTTGGGTCAGAAACATTGTTCAACCCCAAATTAAACGTAGTCGGCGCAAATCCAGAACCTGGGAAACGTAGCCCTTCACAGATCGTGAAATTTGGCGCACCGCCGAATGCATCGCCGCCTGCAGACGTACCTGCAGAAGTTATTCCTCCATCAGTGGCCGATCCGTCCTGAAATGTATCGGTCCCAAACCACGCATATGCTGTTGGTTGATGGATGAGCTGCCAAATTTGCGCAACCAAAGTAACCAACTGCTGATACTCGGTTAATAGAACATAGTTCTTAAACTGAGCAGCTATACTCGCCAAAGCCGTCGCAAGCGTTGCCACCTGACCGGCGATCTGATTAACAAACGATTCCACCGTCGCGATGCGGTTAGCGCAATCCTCGACACTATCGATGATGTTAGATGTTTCCTGCTGAGTGGAAACGATGCCCGTCGGGCTGAGAAGTACGTATCCGATCAAGAGATCGGTAGCTGGAACTGTCGGGTAAGTAGGGGACGACGACTCGACGCCGGCGATGATACCGATGTTGGCATAACGCGACTGCTCCATCGCCACAGACTGCGGCTGTGATTGTCCGGTGGTGGCGTCGACGATGAAATTTCGCGGTTCGATGTTCTGCTGAATGGTCGAGCCCCAAGCCACGATCGCAACCTGTGTCTGCTGGCTGACCGGCAGGGTGTTGTAGAGATCAATGATTGTTGGTAGTGAATTGACATATACCGGACAACCCGCAGGGCCATTCACATAGAGCCGACCAGCTGCGATACTGACCTGGGTCTGAGCCGCCTGGCTGATGGTGAAGCCAGAATAGGCCGCCAGGTTGGGACCAAGAATTGCATCTGAGACTACGTCGTCAATGGATTGGGTTGTCCATTGATCGTCATTTAAAAAATCCTCTGCCTGAATCTCCTGGTTGTCCCGATATAATACAGTGTTCTCACCAGCCATGGTTATCTCCTATTTGTTATTAGATACTCTATCATAGCGGCGAGTACCTCAGTGTTGTCTTTCACCATTCCTAGCGCTGTATTGCAACCGACGCAAAGCAATCCACGTACCTTACCGGATTGATGATCATGATCGACATGCCAGGTACGATCACTACCTGGGCGAGCCACAGAAGGCCATCGATCGGCCGGAGCAAGGGACGCCTTACCTCCCTTTCCATTACGCTTAGTGCCAACAGTAGTGCTCTTACATATAGCGCAGCAATAGTTCTGCTTTGCAAGCATAACATCGAATTGCTCAATCGTAAGTCCATGTTTTTTAAGCCTGTGTTTATGTGATGCCCTAAGTTTAATTTCTGCGTACTTGACTGGGTTATCGATAGCCCATTGCTTAAGTTCCGCTCGCATAGCGGCGCGCCCTTCTGGCGTAGCCCCAATTTTCTCCCGTCTCCGTCTTTGACGCTCCAGTTTGGTTTCACGATATTCGGTGTCATTTTGGTACCGCTCAGCTAGATCAGCCCTACGCTTGAGATACGCCTTACGTTTGCGTATTTGCAAATCCGTTTTTCCTGCTACAGTCCATCCAGCCATGATCGAATCCCTTCTTCGGTCTGTGGTCAGTGGCAACCGGCGGTTCACAGCGCCGGTTGCCACGCCCATCTATATCACGATCGAAAACCAAAAAGGAAAATAGGTGATCCTTTCGTACCGCTATCGCATTGAACCGAACAAGGCGCAGGGTTTTGCGCTGTCGGACATGCTTGCGGATTTTTGCCAACTCTACAATGCCGGTCTTGAACATCGGATCAACGCCTATAGGCACGGCGTGAAAATTAGCTGTTATGAACAAATTCTGACGCTTCCTGAAATTCGTGGTGACTTGCTGCATCAAGGCCGCTGGTCGGCGACCGCGCAACAACAAGTGTTGCGGAAATTGGACAAGGCATACAAGGCGTTCTTTGGTCGTGTGAAGCGCGGCAAGAGCGGCAAGGAATGCGGGTTTCCAAGGTTCCGAGCCCGCGACCGATATCACGCCGCCGATTTCCGTGTCGGCGACGGCATGACGATCCGAAAGAACGAGAAACTCACTTTTGTCGGCGTGCCGGGTGAAATCAAGGTCCGCTGGCATCGTGAATTGCCCAGCAAACCTAAGACCTGCATTCTCAGCCGCAACGCTGGGAAGTGGTACATCATCTTTCACGTCGAGATCGCACCGGTCGAGCGTACGAGTCCGGATAGCGTCGGGATTGACGTTGGTCTTACCTCGCTGGTCGCCTTTGACAACGGCGAGACCGTCGCTCGTCCCAACATCACCAAGCGCAACGCCAAGAAACTGCGGCGCGTCCAACGAGCGCTGGCGCGGTGCAAACGCGGCTCCAAGATGCGGCGCAAGCGCAAGGCCGCCGTTACCAAGGCGCAAGCGCATATCGGGTCCGTGCGCCGTGACATCCTGCACAAGGAAAGCCGAAAGATCGTCAATCGGTTTGGACGTATCGCCGTCGAGGATTTGAACATCAAGGGCTTGGCTAGCGGGATGCTTGCCAAGCATGTCAACGATGCCGCGTGGGGCACATTGGTTTCGATGCTTCGCTACAAGGCTGAGAGAGCCGGTTGCGAGTTCGTCGAGGTCGACCCGCGCGGAACTAGCCAAGAATGTCCTGAGTGCGGAACTGTCGCCAAGAAAACGCTCGCCGAACGCATACATCGTTGCGAATGCGGGTGCGTTCTCGATCGAGACGTTGCTGCGGCTAAGGTCGTGCATCGCAGGGCTTTCGGTTTCCCGGCCGGAATGGCCGATGGGTCGTTAATCGAGCGGGTTGCCGCATAGATTGACTCAGAAGCCGCCGGCTTCAGCCGGCGGTAGTTCACCTATATCACGAATAGTCCTCTATGTACTGCCCCACTGAGAATCCCCCATCGATTGCTAAGCTGTCGTTTGTCGAGATGACCCGTTGGATCGCCGTATTGATCCCAATTGTGTCCCTGAGCGCCATGGAAGCCCTGACGGCACGCAGCACTTTATCCACCATAAAGCTATCTGACGGCTTTAGATAGCCATACATGTAGCCGCCGGTCTTCAGGACCCATGGCGTCGACTGACCGTAAGCTGCGATTGCCAGCTCTGCTGTGTAGGCCGGAATGCCCAATCTAGCATGCCCCATGTAGACACTGGACACCCGTTGCGGCGGTACGATCGATGGATCGAAGATGAACCATTGCTCGTACATGTACTGCCAAGCCGTGCTTGTCGGCAAAAACTTCCCGGTTAGAAATTGACCTGTGTTCTGCCCCTGCACTCCACCGAACAACTGCGATGAGTAGTACGGATTCACTTCCGCGACCTGATTCGGCACCACATTGATCATTTCCATCGAAGGCAAGATGGTCGTGTACTGAGCTTGTGCCGTAGCCAGCGACAACGTCCCATCTCGTGGAATCAGTATCTGTTGAGCCGCGGTTTCATCATGGGCGCCCAGGAAGATCGCATAAGGATTCTGATTGTATTGGTGCCCAGCTGGTAGCGGATACTTACCTGACTGACCTAGGTACCAATGATCGTCCTGTGTCGACGGTAGCGTAACCTGATCATAGATTGTGGCACCGTAAGTGCTGTATACATCCGTGATCGTGCGTATCGTAAGAGGCGTCAGTACGCCCTTATCCCAATATTCAGCTGTACGGGTGTAGCGACCACCAGCGTCGCTGTTGGTCGGATAGAACTTTCGAAGCGGTCCGAGGAAGCAACCGTTATCGTTGAATACATTTATAGGTGGCGTCGATTCAATTACCGGCCAATTGCCGCAGAAGCAGCTATACGGCAGTATGGCTCGCGCCACATACGGATAGACACGTAGCTGAGGGAATAGTGCATTGTAGGCAGCGCGCTGCGCATCAGTCTCCGACGCGCCAGCGAAGAATGTTGCCGGCGGCGTGATCGCATTAAGAACTTCCGCACCATACGGGCACGTCGTCAAATTTTCAGCAACGGCACTGACGGCCATCTCAATTCCGGACAGGGAGCCGCGCTGAGCTTTGAAGGTCCACTGGTCGGCAACCCACCATCGACGGAAGGTCTCATCCCAGTCATCCTCCCACAGGTTCACGCCCATTGCCCAGGCGAGGTAGCCGAGGTTGCGATAATTAATTGCGTATGGGTCCCACTGATCGCGCACCAGTTCGGCGTAGGTGCCGATGAGGCGTAGCGTGTCGACGTCTGCCATGGCCTTCTCGAGGCCGGTGGCTTGTCGGAAGATCAGTTCAGAGCCCGGGTTTGGCAGGATACCTTCATTGATCGGATCGTCAGTGCCGATCAGATTGGTGCCCCACACCATCGCGCAGATCGGCGTCGAGAACTCTGGAGAACCGGTGGAAAGAACAATGCCGCCGTAAAAGTAATTGCCGCCTGGACTGTAAGGACCACCAGCCGAAAACTGAACTTCATTTGGCACGGTACCAATGAAGCCTGCCGGCGTCGTCTCTGGTGGTCCAGTGACAAGATCAATAGCTTCAAGAGGCCACGAGAAACCAAACGATGGTTGAAAGTATCCGAAATCTACAGGGCTCGTGCCATACCCTATCGCAACAAGCATGGCATTGTATGGAGGACCTTCAGCGGCAGAAGCGAATTGGATCGATGGTGACCCAGTCGTTATCATCATTGCTGTAAGGTTGTTGGTTGGCATCGTCAGCTACCAGTGCCAATATAGATCAGAGTGATGTTCTGAATGTTCACAACGGTGTCCATACCGATGATCTGGTCGCTACCTGACGTGATGTCAGTATTAAATACTCCGCTCTGCGCGAACGCCCCTTGCAACGACAGGATCGTAAATCCCGCACCGAGCCAATAGATAGCTTGCACGAGACCAAGAACCGCATCCGCAATTTCCCCCATCAGCGTTTGCATATCGACACCTGGGAACAGGGTTATCTGCACAACAATGTTCACTGGCGCTACTTTTGGCGCGATGACATTAATGTAATCAGTGAGACCTTTACGAGCAATGCCGGCGGCATTGATGTACTGATAGACCGTCGAGATTTGAGTTGAGGTCGGAATTGGATTGGCGCCTGGTGCCAACGTCCACGTGCCGCCATCAGGGCTAACCGTCCACTTGGTATTCCATGCCGGAAGCGGTAGGATAGGGATGTAGATTTTTCCGGTGCCAGGAAGTGTCAGAGCGCTCGCATGCTGAAGCTGCACATCCGGTGGCGTCATCGGCGCTGACATCGCCCAAAAGACATACGATTCGTAGGTGCCCTGGCCAGGACCATTGAGGCTGAGAATATTTGGTGACAGCCAGATGCGCTGCTTGTACTGCTGATCATTCTCACCAGCCATGCGTGGCATGCCGTACGGATAGCGCGAGCCGATCGCGTCGAGGTCGCCACCGACAGCGAAGGCTAGAGTTACGGCACGGGTGTTTTGGTTTACGCGGTCGCGCACCATCAATTCTGCGTAAGCGTTAAGCTCCTGGTTGATCCTAATTGGATCAAACTCCAAATTACCTACATCATAAGCGGCGGCATTTGGCGGGTCATTTGCCGCCCAAAACGCCACCAATTGAGACATTCTTGTATTTATAAGTGACTCGGTGTCGATGACTTCCAACGTCTGCATCGTTGGAAGTAAGGCGGGCTGGATGACTGAGAAGCGCGATTGTACGGTGGTAACTAAGTTCGATCCAGTCACGGCACCACCTCC